TGCTGCGCGCCGTACGCGAGGCGCTGGACGCCTGGCGGCGGCACGGTGGCGTGGTCAAAACGCACGGCATCCTGTTCCCATCGGACGGCGGCACCGTTGGCGGTAGCGAGCGCGGCGGCTACTTCGGCGACAGTTACGACGCGTCCTGGGAGACGCGCTGGCGCGCGAAGGCGACCGAGCGCGGGTACGTCACGTTCCACGACCTGCGCCACACCTGCTGCTCGCACCTCGCGATGGGCACCTGGGGCAAGCCGTTGCGTGACATCGAGATAGCGACCTGGGCCGGGCACTCCGACCTCAAAACGACGAAGCGCTACATGCACCTGGCGCCCGACTCGCTGAACGAAATGGTACGCCAGATGGAAGCACCGGACGCCCCGCTGCGCCTCGTCCCACCGCGCCGATAAAGCGGAAATAGAACGGACGCTCTCGGTGACCATACATCCTAAGTACTCGTAATCACTGGCACGCGATGAGGGATTCGAACCCCCGACCTTTGGCTCCGGAGGAGCACGCTAGTGCTAGTGGTTGCGCCACTTTACAGCCGGCTTCCGTGAATGTCCGTTCTATTCCGGGCGCCCGCCCTCCTCGCGCTACGCTGGCCGCGGGCGGCGCCGGTAAGGTAGGTCCCCGGCGCTGCCCCGGGCGCGCGTCAGCTGCCCGCCACGCCGCGGCGGATGAGGGCGGCGAGACTCTCCTCGGCGATGCCGGCGAGCCCGCCGAGCACGGCATGCGTATCCTGCAGTTGGTCGTACACCTCGCCGGCCGCTCGGAGCAGCAAGCCGGCCAGTTGCCCGACCGTCGCCGGGCTCGCGTGCTCCGAGCGCCGCAGCGCACGGCCGAGGTCGTGCGCGAGCATGTCGACATACTCGAGCCGCACCACCAGCGCCGCCGAGCTCACGTGCCCTCCTTGGCGTCGCGCCGGCTGCGGTAGTGACTGGCGCCGCTGTACACCGCGTTCTGCTTGCTGTGCTTCGAGCAGCGCGTCAGTCCGGGCAGCGGCTCGCGCCCGCACAGGATGCACACGCCGGCCTGGCGGCGCTGCTCACGGCGCTCCGCATTGGCGGCTGCGCGGCGCGCTCGGCACGCGGTGCAGCGCTCGGCCTCGCCCAGGCAATCCTCGCAGCGGTACGGTGGCTGCGGCATCAGCGCCGCTCCTGACCCGGCTTGATCGTGCGCAGCCTGGGCCCGGTGGGTGGCGGTGGCGCCGCGACCGGCTCGACGGCGAGCCCCACCGACGCCGCCTCGTCCGCTGGTTCGGGCGCGACCGGCGCCACCTTGGCGCGCTTGGGCGGGCGCTTGCGCTTGCGCTTCGGCGCCGCGACGGTGCCATCTGCCGCGGCCGAGGCGCGCAGCATGGCCAGCGCGCGCTCGACGTCGCCCGGCAATGTGGCCAGCAGTTCGAGGTGCCATGCCTGGGCCCGCTCCTCGATCGGGGCGAGCTCGGCGGCGGCCAGGCCGTCGGGGTCGGCACCGCCGGTGGCGCGACCGTGCGCCGCCAGGTCCATCAGCCAGGCGGTGCGCTCGACACGTCCAGCCAGGTCGCGCAGCAGCGCGGCGATGTGTCCAAGGGCTTCCGGCGCTGGTGTGGTCATACCAACACCGCCAGTCCGTCGATCTCTTTCTGGATCTCCAGCGAGCCGCCGTCCGCTTTCAAATATGCCTGGTGACAAAGCCGCTCCCGCTTGGCCGCCGTCACCACTACAACGTACGACCCGAGCGCCAAGGCGTCACGGTCTCGCTTGTCCGGCTTTCGACCTTCCAACTTGCGCACGTCCGCGAGCGTCGCCATCCGCGCAAGCCGCACTACCTCGCTAAACAGATAGATCATTCGTGTCCTCCGTCGTGAGCGTGATTGCTCGCTCCTGCGCGCCGCGTCCGTGCGGCGTCCAGGCGCCAGCCTTCAGGCGCGGCGGCGGGCGGCGACGTCGGTCAGGACCTGCATGCCGGCGGCGGCTTCGTCGCGGCTGCCGTTGATCAGCTCGAGGTGCACCCGGCCGCTGAAGTCGCCGGTGCGCTCGACCTGGACGACCCAGCCCTCGCGGGTCGGGATGCTGGCGAGCTCGACCGCTGCGGCGATCTCGAGCAGCACCGCGCGCACCTCGCGGTAATGCTCGTGGTCTGTGCCGTGGTACGCGATGCTCGGCATCAGCGTGCCGTAGCGGTCGGTGGCGAGCTCCACTTTGAGGCGGGCGGCGGCCGCGGCGTGCTCGGCAGCGGCGGCGGTGTGGCGCTTCCGGACGGTGGCACTGGTGTGCGGGGCGCCGGTTCGTTTCGGGGTTCGCATGTCTAGATCCTGGCTCGGCTGCCCTATTGATGCCAGCCGTATCTGCAGCCGTGCCGACCAGTGCCACTGAAGCAGGCACGCCGCCCTGGGCGGCGGCGTGGTGCGTGCGTAGCGGCGGCGTGTGCTCAGCTGACCTGGGGCGGTAGGCGCGGCGGCTGGCCGTCTTGGATGGCGTCGACACAATCCAAGCAGTAGGTCGAGCCGTCGTCATTGATGTGATCGTTCGTGTGCTGCAGGCCACAACGTTTGCACACCCTCTCGGCGCCGTCGTAAGCACTCGGGGCGCTGCACTCGCGCTCGGTGCCGCCCTCGCAGGTGGCATCGGCGCACTCGTGGCAGAGCGCTTTACCGGGTGCGCCGATGGCGACCTCGAAACAGTCGCGGCATGCGCAGGGTACGTATCCGGTCGGCGTGGTGAGGTACTGCATGGGCAGACCATGGATTGGCTGCCCTATTGATGCCAGCCGTATCTTGCAGCGGCTGGCTGCGGCCCGATGGGCTACCCTTCCCTGCATGCTGGGCTTCGCGATCGCATTCATGCCGACCTCGTGGGCGCTGGGCGTGTGGCGCCGGCCACACAAGGTCGCGTACGCGCTCGGGCCGTTCCGGGTGATCCGCTATCTGACGCTCAAGCCCTGGCACTCGTACGACGGACCCTCACGCCACGACTAAGGCGGGTGCTTCCCGGCCGGTCAGTCGCCGCGCGTCGTGCCCATCTGCCGGCGCCGGTGCTCGATCGAGCCGGGCCCACCGACCTGGTCCTCCACTTGCTGGAAGAGCCGCGCGAACAGCGTGGCGCCGTCAATGCACATGTCGCGCATCATCGCGACGTAGTGCATCGTCGAGTCCGCAATCTCCTTCAGCGCGGGCGTCCTGGAGCTGATACGGACGCGCACGTAGCCGGGGCCTTCGAGTGTAATGCCTGACCACTTCGGAATGACGAAGCGCCAGGCCGATGAGTCACGCGACGCGATGAACACCGCGCCGCCCACCTCGTGCTTGTGCAGCACGGCCTCGATCTCCTCGAGCACCGTGTTACGCAGCTTTTGCTGGTCGGCCGAGTCCTGCGACGTACCAGCATCACCACCACCCTGCCGGAGATTGTTTGCCATGGTCGCTGGAGTACTTCGGCCTTCGGCACACGGCAATGGCTCACGACGGTGGACGCCCGTGCCACATCATGTGGTCGCTCACCGCGACGTCGTCCACGTCCCCAAGATCACCACCGTCCGCCAGCACCGACTGCGCGATCACCTCGGCCAGCAGCGCCCGCTGGTGCGCGCGGCTGGGCAGCGTCGTCGCCACCGCTACCTCCCACGCGGTCTCGCTGGGTTCAGCGGCGTGCACGATGATCGTGACGCCGAACCGGCGCATGTCGCCGGCGAGCGCGATGCGCTTCAGCTTGTTGGCCAGCTTCATCATATCGAGCAGGTTCATCGGCGCTCCTCGAGCATCAACATGACCGTGGCGATGCGCTCGCCGTCGTCGGCGCCGACGATGAGCTCGCCGGCGAGCCCACCGCGCGACCAGATCCGCACGCGGTCATGCCCGCCCAACCGCGTCACCGTGGCCGAGCTCACGATGTGGTCGTTGCGCGGTCCGCCGCCCGGCGCTTCGAAGTACCGCTCCTCCGAGTCGCCGATCCGGCTCTCCTGAGCGATCAGGTCGGAGGCGGTCGCGCGCAGAATGCGCAGCGTCTCCGCCGTCGACTCGTGCGAGGCGAACGACTGCACGTCGAGGTCCTTGGTGCCACGCGAGTACACCCAGGCCATCACGCCCCAGCCCTTCGGCAGGTACGACTCGAGGCGGTCCAACAGCTCGGCTACCTTGCGCGTCACAGCCTCGTCGAGGTCCATGCCGCGTCCTACTGCAGCCGCGCCGGTTGATCCAGCAGCAGGGCGTAAGCGGGCTCACGGCTTGAGTTCATCGTCGCCCCGAGCGAGCTCAGCACGGGCGCGCTGCTGTGCGGGCGAGCCAGGACACTTGACCTTTGGGATGAGCTGCACGTCGAGCGCGTGACAGACGACGCAGGTACCGTCGATGTCCGGCATGTGCGGTCGATCCCAGCGAGCAAAATCCTCTTTCAGCTCCCGTGGTGAAAGCTTGCGCGAAAACGCCATCGCCTTGCGTCCCACCTGCCAGATCACGTTGCCCACCAGTTCGGTCAGCCAGGACATTTCATCGCCTCCACCGCCCCCCGCTCGACTGCCGCCACAAACTCCACCAGCGGAAAGCCTGGCCCTGGGTCGGTGTGATTGGACTCGCGCCATGCCTCGGAAACGAATGCGTGCGTCGTGATGCCGTGCCGGCCGGCGCGCAAACCCGCTGGGTCCACCACCAGGATCGGCAGGTGATATTCCCGGCACAGGTCGGCGACCAAGCGCGCGGCGATCGACAGCGTTGCGCGCGAGGCCACGTCAAGCCACTGCGCGCGAGTTTGGTCCGCACGACCGCACAGCTCGATGCCGATGCTGCGGGCATTGGCGTGCGGGCCCGCGTGCCAGGCGGTGAGCAGGTCCGGCACGCAGCGGGTACATGCGGCGGCGTCGACCACGTAATGCCAGCTCTTGCGCTTGCCTCGCGCCAGCGGCACCGCGATCTCCGCGGCCGCGTTCTCGCCCGCGCGCTTGCCCTCGCCGCCGCAAGTCGCGTGCAGGACAATCAGCTTGGGCTCGCGGTGCGCCCGGCTGTAGTTGGCCGGGTCGGCGATTTGGACCCGAATGCGCAGCGGCGCGGGCGCGGCCACGATGACCGCGTCGGGCGGTGGCGAGACGATGGCGGTCATCGTGGGTCCTTCGGTGGATCGGTCAAACGGCGGGTGGTGGCGCGCATGGCGCGCGTCTCGTGCATTAGGCGATTGGTCGCGCACGACAGCGTCGCGTGCGTGCGCTCGACCTCCAGCCGTACGCGCTCGAGCGCGAGCTCGAGCACGCCGGTCACGTCCGCCAGCGCAATGGGTCGATCGCTCGACCCGTCGGGGCGTATCGATTCGAGCGCATGGGTGATCTCAGCCTCGCGCGCCGGCGCCGCTGTTGGCGGCACGGAGGGCGGTGCCGATGGCGTGCGCTTGAAGGGGTTCATCGGCGGCTCGCGGGCACGGGCGGCACCGGGCGCACATTGATCGAGCGCTCGACCATAGTGGACTCGATCAGCATGCGCACGTCGTGGATCGCGTCCGAGTTTCCGTCGATCGCTTTGGCCAGCGCCGTGGTGTGCTCGTGCTGCTGCTGAACCAGCTCGAGCAGCTTGGCCGTCATCACCTGCGCGTCCGCGATGCGTGCTGTCTGCACCGCCGACACCTCGGCCTTGAGCGCCCGCAGCGCGTACAAACACACGACCAACACCGCACCCGGTGCGCCGAAGCTCGTGATGATCGTGGTGAGGACCTGCTCGTTCACAGCTCGTCGTCCCTTTGTGGTTCCACCAGTAAGTATGACCCTTCCGGCGCCGGGTCGTCAGCCGCTCGCCGCGGCGGCGGGCGCGTCGTGAGGCCATGTGCGTCGCCGCGCCCGAGCTCGTAGCAAGCCACGCCGTACTGCCTGAGCGCGTGCAGGTGGACGGTTTCGATGGGACGCCGTCGCGCGCGCAGCTGCTCAACCAAGGCGTCAAGCAGCGGGCGCGTACGGCGGCGCGGGTTGATCATGCATCGACCCGAAAGATCCAGAGCGCCAGCACCAGCTCGCCGAGTGCGAGCACCAGCACGCCTGCCCAGAGCCAGCGCATCCTGCGACGCACGCTCTGCAGCTCGCGCAGCGCACGGCCAGTCTTGCCCTCGGCCGGGGTGACCTCGCTCGCTCGTGAAACCATCAGGTGCCTGGCGGCGGCGGCGCCTCGGGGAACCACTCGGCGCCGAGCTCCTCGGGCTCGGGGATCACCACGGGCCCGAAACCTGTCGTGATCGTTTGCCCAACCAGCCCCACCACGAACTCGTCTGCAGAGAACGCGTACTGCGTACCGTCGCGCGAGTGCCGCCCGTCGGCGTACCAATAGGTGAGGTTCGCCATGTTCGGGTCGCGCGTTCCATCCGGGAAACGGGCGGGAATCGGATACTGCTCTTCGGCAGCGACGGCGTAGGCGCGGCCCAGTGCCTCGCGCATTGCAGGTCCGTCGTCGAGGGTGGTCACGAGGTAGTTTGCCATCTCAGGTCTCCTTGTTGTTAGCTGAGTCCGTAGGACTGCGCGCGGAAGTAGGCGCGCATCGCCACGCGTTGCGCGATCGAGGGCTCGTTGTTTGCGACGATGATGCGCCGCAGTACACAGTGCCCGTACTGGCCGAAGCCGGGGAAATATCCCGCGCCAACTCCGGTAACGGCGGCAGCGATCGTGCCAGACGACCCGCTTGCAACATCGACGCTCACTCCGTCCACCGTGATCGCCGCTGTGCCGCCTGTCGTATATCCGATCTCGCCGCTGTGGCAATTGGACGTTTCTGTAGCTCTAACGCCAAGCTTCGAATACCCGCCGCCGCTGCTGATGATGCCGCCGAACTGCGCCGTACCAGGCATCGAAGAATAGAACGCGAAATACTGGCTAGTCGGTGCGAATCCGGCCGCTGCTTGATCCGCGGCCGTGGTGTCGAGCTGTCGAAACGCGAGCCACATATACGGGCGGCTGCCGATTGGGATAGCCGCAGCGAAGGTCGCAAGCATGGCCTGTGACACACCGTCGAACGTCATCCCCGGGCCGCCGTTGAAGCTTGTGGCGGAATACACAGGTCTTAGACCCGCCGTGGCCTGTGCCATCGCGCCACTGTCGGCGCCGCGGTTCGGGATAGACACGACCTTGCCGACGCTCACCGATATGCCGGCATCAGCAGCATCGAAGTCGGCGTGATAGAGCGAGCCTAGAATGGCCTTCGGACTCACGAGCCTCACGTGTGATGGTCTACCTGGCAGCATGGCTCACCCGACGAAGGACTTGGACAGCAGCACATAGTTCGTGCCGCCGAGCGTGAACATCGCATAGCCGTACATGGTCAGCGCGCTCGCGGTCTGCGCTGGCGCGAGGTCCAAGAGCCCCGTGTCCTTCAGCTGCGTCCAGCCCGTTGGCGACGCTGCGCTCGCTACGGTCCATGCAAGCGAACGGCCGCCCGTCGCGTCTTGCTTCACCCAGATGCTGCCCTGCCGTCCGGCCACAAACGCAGTGAAGTTGAGCGTAGTCGCGCCGCCCAGCACGATCATGAAATCGTTCTTGATCGCGGTGTCGACGTCTACTGCGCCCGTGCCTGTTAGCAGTGTGGGCGTCTCCAGGATGCAGTCGACTGTTAGGCGTCCGACCGTGGCAGCCTGACCGGCGGCGAGCGCATTGATCTGAGTTTTATCCGCAGCGCTTTGGAAGCCAGCTGCGGACGTGGTCGCCACAGCGTGCAGCGACGAATCGGTCTGCTCGTCGTGCGAGTGGCGGTGGTCAGCGTGCGCTGCGGCAGTGGAGACTCCAACCGATCCGGTGATCGCTGTAACCCCCATCGGCATGGACGCGCTGAGCGCAAGCGCCGTGGCACCCGTCGCGACGCCGTCCAACTTCGTTTTGTCGGTTGGGCTCAGAAAACCGGCGACCGAAGTCGTCGCCGCTGCGTGCATGGCACCGTCCGTCTGCGCACCGTGATTGTGACCGTGGTCAGCATGCGCCGGCGCAGTATCCGTGCCCACGTAGTTGGTGATTCCGATCGTAGTCGGAGCCGTGGCGCCGAAGGCCACGCTCAGGGTGTTGCCGTTCTTCGCAATGCCACTGCCAGCTGTGATCTGTCCGGCGCCGCTGAACTGCGTGAACTGCAGCGGCGTCGTACCGAGCGTGATCGCGTCGTTCGTGGTCAACACCCAGCCGCTGTCCGCGTTCGCCGTGCCCTCGGTCACGAACGTGAACATGCCGCCGGTGACCTCGGCGCTGGTGTCCGCGTCGGTGGCGCGCGTCCAGGCGCCGCCGCTGTTCACTGTGTAGATGCCGTTGGTCGCAGCAGTGCCGACGGCCCGTAACACGCGGTCGCCGTTCGCTGTCGACACGCCGTCGACGGTTTGCAAGCCGCTGAGCGTCACGCCCACCGTGTCCACCACGCGCACCGATGCCTTGCAGTCGAGCCCGGTCGCAACCGCGTCGACGTATGCCTTCGTCGCCAGGTCCTGCGCCGATGTGGGGTCCGCGGCGCTGCTGATTTTCTGACTGTTGACGCTGATGGCGGCGGTCGCCGCAGCCAGCGCGGTACGCACGCGCGCCTCACTCGTGACCTGCGCGCCATCCTCGACGCCTGACACCCGCGTGAAATGCGCGGCCGATTGGAAGCCCGCAGCGCTGCCGCTGGCGGCTGCGTGCGCGGTGCCGCCTGTGCCGATGTGCGCGGTCAGGTTCGTTTGAACCGTTCCGGCAGCTGTGTTCGCCGTGTTCGCGGTGGTCTGCGCGGTCCCTGCAGCAGCGTTCGCCGTGTTCGCCGTGGCCTGCGCTGCCGCGGCATTGGCGATCCCAGCCGCAATGTCGGCCAGCACACTCAGGCCGAGGCCGTACAGGCCGCTGGCGTAGCGGAGTGTCGCGTCGAGTTTTGTGCTGAGTGCGTAGCCCATGGGTGTTGTCCTGCCTTAGCCGAGCGTCAGGTACGCGCCGTCGCCGTCATAGAGAAGCTCGCCGCCACTGTCGAACAGCAACGCCTCGAGCGGCACGCCCGTGCCGCCCTCGAAGATCACATCGCCGCCCTCGCTCACGGCTGCGAGCGAGCCAGCCTCGAACCCCTGCGGCGAGCTCAGTACGGTGGTCGTGCTTGGAGCAAACGCAAACGGCAGCCCAGCGGTCACCGAAAACCACTCGAGCTGCAGGCGCACGCCGGCAGCCTTGGCTGCACCCAGCAGCTTGGCAATCTGCGCGCCGATGTCGGCGTCGATGCCGTCGTCCAGGTGCAGCACCAGCGAGGCTGGGTAGTGCTCCTCGAGGCGCACGCGCGCGCCGCTCGTCAGCTTCTTCGCGATGGCGATCAGTTGCGTCGTCTTGCCGCTCGAGCGACTCACCAGCACGCGTGCCAGCACCCAGATGCGGTAGCGCGCGTCTTCGCGTCCCTCGCGCGGCTGTCCAACGATGCGGCCCAGCACGTCCAACTGCGCGCCCTCCGCGTTGCCCGCCGAGCGCGCGCTCAGGAGCTGCCATAGCGCGTCCTCGACCGCTTGCACCTCGCCGAGCCAGCTCCCAAGCAGCGCCGAGATGCGCGGCTTGCGGTAGCGCTCGATCAGCCGCGCGACGCCCTGAGCCTGGTGGTCTGCGATGTACTCGATCATGGGATCGCACTGATCGTGATGCGGCTACTGTCGAGGGCGGCGATCTCGCGCTGCCCGACTACGACCGACGTCGGCCCTGCACTGAACACTGGGATCGTCGCGAGTGAGACCTTCGCCTCTGCGTTCAGCACGCCCGCCAGCTGCATTGCAGCAGCCACAAGTCGTCCCGCATACACGTCGGCGCCGACGTCGAGGTAGCCCACTGCCGCGGGGTCCTCCGCCGCCGCCACGATCGCTGTCTTGGCAGCAGGATCGCCCACGTAGTCGGTGGTCGTGGTGAGCCGCAGCGCCACGTAGATCGCGAGCTCGGTCGGGCGCGAAAACTTGACGGTGTGCGCGATGCCCTCGCTGTCGGTTACCACAACCGACGTGCTGCCAACCGTCTCGATGCCACCGGCCTTGTTGCCCCAGATACTCTCGGCGATGGCGGCGTCGTCGGTCGCAAACGGGACGCTGCGCACGACCGCCTCGATCGAGTGCGGCGGCAGCGTCCCGACCGTGACCGAGGTGAAGTTCTCCAGGACCGTCGCCGCGCGCACGGTGGCGAGTTGCAGGAGGTCTGCCCGGATGCCGGGCACGGTGCCGCCGCCCTGGGCTGCGAGCTCCTCGATGCGCCGCAGACGATAGATGCTGTCCAGCTCGATGGCTGTGCCGGGCGCAGCATCAAGCGCATTCGTGATGCTCGTCCATCCCGTGAGCGGCGTATCGATCACCGTCAGCGTCCATGCGTTCGCGATCGTCGCGCCTGCTGTCACCGCTTCGAATCGCACGGCAAACGGCGCGGCGACACCAGTCGCGTTGACCATCGGCTCGGCGTTCGTAAACTTTGCAGCGGCATTGCCAGCCACGCTCGCCTGCGCGAAGCCCACCGCGATGCTGGTGCCCGGTGCCAGCGTAACCGTGGCGCTGACCACGCTCTTGGTCGCGGCCTCGCGCAGCGTATCGGTGAGCGAGTACAGCGCGTCCTGCGACGCGCCGACCGCCTTGTCCGGGTCGAACGCGTCGTGCAGCTCTTCGGCCAGTTCCCACAGCTGGGCGATTTCGCTCGCCATGATGCCGTTGAGTTGTCCGATGCACGAGAACTGCGAGGTGTCGAGATTCGCATCGATGCTCGCGCGTTGCTGCGCGACGAACCCGGCCTCTACGTCCTCAAGGGTCTTGGCGACGAAGCCATCGGCGGTCAGTCCAGCCATCGGCGGTCAGCCTCCCACCGTCTCGGCCAGGCGCATGACGAGCTCGTCGCCGGTCTCAAGCAGCACCACGGCCTCGACCGCGAGCACGCGCGTAGTCGCATCGAACCCAAAGCGCAGGTTCAGGACGTCCCGCACGCCTGGGGTTTCGCGTGATGCTTGGGCGAAGATGGCCCGCAGCACGGCCGGGCGTGCACCCTTCTCGAGTACGTCGGTCTGAAAGTCGATGCCGAGCGAGCGGTCGAGGAAGCACTCACCCCGGAACATGGTCAGGTGCGAGGCCCAGCTTTGCGCCACCGCCTCGGCGCCCACCGCCAGGCTCGCGCGTCCGTACTCGAGCAACATGTCGCCGGTGACTGGATCGAGCGCGAGGTCCGACACGCCCGCTGGTATGCAGTGACCGTTCAGCGGTCAAGGTGGGATGGTAGGGTAATGTGTCGCGCGCTCTCGTGCGAATGGTCAGGGTGTGAAGTACTGGGCGATCGTAGCGGTGCTGAGTGTCCTCGGGGCAGGCTGTGCGGGCGAGCCGGGTGCGGCTTGCGAAGGCGACCCTGCCGAATGCGCGCAAGCGCACTGGGAGGCGGTGGTAAGCAAACATACGCAGGACCCCGCAATCTTGAGCGACCGTTGTGTGCACGCTGTGCAGAGCGCGGTCCTCACGACGCGCGCGGACGACGAGATGAGCAGGCTGTGCGACGGCTATGCCATTGGGTGCCTGGCGCACTACGCGGATGATGGCTCGCAGGTGTACCTCTCCGACTCCGAGTCCGGGCAGAGGGTGAACACAGCGGTGCACGAGTTGCTGCACGTCATCCTGCAGTGCGAGTCGCGCAACGGTGACATCGGCCACAAGTGGGAAGGCTGGCGCGGCGCTTACGAGACGGGTTACTGAGCGCCCAGCAACGCTGAGCGCCAGACCTGACACGAGCCGCCTGTGCGGAACATGAAAAACGCCTGGAGCCCGATGGGCGGCGCCGCCAGGAACGCGGGGTGGTTCTCGTAGTCTTCGCTGGCACCGTTCGTGACGACGTCCGCGAGCGGCTTACGCACGTCGCTCCAGTCGGCGACATCGAGCAGGCGCGCGGACTGTTTGAACGTCGCGTCGGCGGCACCAGCGATGTACACCGCCAGGCGCGAAGCGAACAGCCGCCGCGGCGCCGTGCCCGACAACGAGACGCCGGCAGTGATCCACGTGACACCCGCGTCGAGCGTGTACTTGCAGATCGTGTTCGTGCCGTTGCTGCCAACCATCACGACCGCGCCAAGCCGCTCGAAGTAGACCGCGGTGGCCGCAGCAGCAGTCAACCCGGTTGCAGCTCCGTCGGTCCACGTGAGGCCGTCCGACGACCGTTTGCAGTTGCCGTTCGGAAAGATGACGACGAACTGCGAGTGCACCGCATCCCACACGATCTTGCGCCAGCCGTTGCCGGCCCAGTCTCCGGCCGGCGTGGTCTCGACCCACGTGGTTCCGTTCGTCGAGCGCGCGATCCCACCAGCGTATTTGAGCGCGACGCGAACGCCGCTGGGATTGGAGGCCATCGAGACGTAACCGAGGCCGGTCGACGTCAAACGCACGGTCCACGTGCCATCAATGCCCGTTGGGCTCGAGCGAATCTCGGTGCCGACCGATTGAAACAACGCGCCGTCCCAGTGCGCGTCGTTCTGGGTCCCAGAAGCGCCGGACGTCGTGTTAGCCCACGTGGACGCGTCGTAGATGTATCCCGACTCGCCGGTGGCACCGATGCGACCAAGCCCGATGACGAATCCGGTCGCTGGGTTGATCGCAAAGACCATGGCGTACTGCGAGCCGGATGCGCCCATCGATGCGCCGCTCGACAGCGCCGCTTTCTCCGCGCGCAACTGCATCCCCTCGCTCTCGTCGTCGATCCACTTCACCCAGTCGTACACGAGCCGCTGCCACCAGTTCCACCACCCGCTCGGCGGTCGCTCACCAGCGAGCCAGCCCGCAGCCTTCTTGCCGGCGCTCGGCTCGAGAATATTCGCGCCGCTCGTGTCCCACTCAGGTAGCTGTGTCGGTCTGGGCATTGGTTTTTCCTTCGGCTACGTGGCGGTGACTTTGGCGGAGGCGACGGCTGCGGGCGAGCTCGGGATGGTCGTCGTTGCTTGGTCGAAAGCCTGTTGACCCAGCAGCCCGCTCGCCGCAGTGCTCACGCCGACGGCGGCGAGCCCGGCGCTGACGGCCGTCTTGAGTGTGGTTAGATCGGTTTTGACCCGGTTGAGCTCGGTCAGGACCTTCGTGGCCAGCGCCAGGGCGCCCTCGGCCGCGCCCTCGGCGAAGTTGACCGTCCCGTTGGCCTTGAAGCGCGCGACGATGCCCGCAGGGCTGCCGATGACCAGGTCCGCGGCGTCGACGCCCGCCAGCAACGACGGGCGCGGTGCGGGCCCGCAGGGCAGCGCGATGGCGCCCTCGAGCGTATGCGTCCCGACGTCGCCGGCCGGCTGCGCCCGCTGGCCGCCGCGCTTGGCCGTCTCGATCCAGTGGTCGAGCGAGCGCTCGGCGAACACCAGCGTCACGATGTCACCCACCGCCAGCGGCACAGAGATGAAGAATCCGCCGCCTTGCATGTACGCAACCGGCACCATCGGAATCACCGGCAGCGTCTCGGTCACGTCCTCGCCGTCCTCGTTCGTGACGTCGCGCTGCAAACCCGGCAGCACGTCGACGAACTGGCGCGCATGCGCGCCCGCGTGCACGCGCACGATCTCCGCGGGCATGCACGTGTGCATGTTGCTCAGCACCGCTGCGATGGCCGCGGTCTGCACGTCGAGCATGGAGGGCGTAACGCTCATTTGGTCGCCTTGGGCTTTCCGTCGCCGAGCTGCAGGTCAATGTACCAGTCGCGCTCGGCCGTGGAGCCGCGGTGCTTCGTCGTTTCGATGCGGTACACGCCCCGCACGTGCTGGGATTCGAGCTGCACGCGCCGGCCTGGATACACGTCTGGGATCATCAAGCAGCGCGCCTCGATGACGCCCTTGTTGCCGGGCTCCGGTGAGCCGATCAGCCCCGTCTCGGGCGTGAGCTTGATGCCTTGCTCCTGCAGCGCTGTGCCCGAGTCGAGGAACTGCAGCGTGCCGTCTTGAATCGACCACTCGAGGCCGGTGCTGCGAGCGAGGCGCTCCATCTCGTCGCTCACTGCGCCTGCCATCGCATAGCCGTTGAAGAACTTTGCCGCCTGCGTGCCTCGGATCTTGGCCAACACCGTCTTGGCCGCGGTGTTGCCCAGCGGGATGCCCATCGCCTTGGCGGCCGACTCGAGCACGTCGGCGACATCGACGCCGGGCGGGAACGACTTGGCGATGCGCTTCTTGCGCGCACGCCGGCCCGAGTCGCTGGTGATCGTCGTAATCCAGTCCGGGCCCTCGCGGCTGCTCACCACGTCACGCAGGTCGCCGCTGAAAATCACACTGGTCGCCGGCGTCGCGCTCTTGCTGTCGCCCGCATATCCCGCCTCGATCGACACGTACACGCGGTCGTACTCCTGCAGCTGCTTGCGGTGATCGGGATTCAGATTCCAGATGCGCAGCTCGGCGCTGTTCGGCGTCTTGGCGCTGAGTGACCGCACGACCTCGAACGCCATGTCGAGGTCAGTGATCAGCATCTCGTGCACCTGCACGCGCACCCGGCGACCGAAGAGCACGGTCATGCGTACAGCCCCGCGGCGTCGACGTAAAACAGCACGAACCGCGTGCCGAGCCCCTCGAGCGTCGGCTCCTCGCCGGGCCCGCTGAGGTCCAGCATCCACAACTCGCCGGCGGGCCGCTGTGGGTGCGTCACCCGCCGCAGCAACGGAAACCCCGTCACCAGGCGCACGCTCAGCGCAATCGGCAGATCGTCCGGCGTGCGCAGGTCAAGATGCCAGCATGCTGCCCGCTGCGACCAGCGGAACTCGAACGAGTACGTCACGCCGTCCAGCTCGCTTTGCTGCGTGAAGTGCGGGTACGGCTCGAGTGGTATGGCGCGCAGCATCAATCACCGAAGATCGCTGTTTTTGTCTTTGAGAGCATGCTCTCGTTGGCAGCCGGCGGCAGGGTCGCCGGGTCGACCGTGGTGGTGGCCTGCTTGCCGCGCGACTTGCCCGCTTTGGCGCGCGAGTCGTCGGGCTTCGGCAGCTTGACCGTGCCGCTCGAGACCACGCGCAGCACGCGCCCGACGGCGGTAAACTTCAGGACGTCGCTGCCGAGCTCGCCCGACCGCTCGACCGTCAGGTCAGTCAGCGCAACGCTCGTGTAGATGATCAGGCCGGTAACCACCTTCACCAACTGGCTGGTTTCGACGATCTGCAGCAGGGCATCGTGCACGGCGCTCACGCGATCGAAGGGCTCCGTGAAGCGCACGACGGCCGCGGAATAGGTGGCCTTGGTGTCCAGCTTCACGTGGTACTGCTCGGCCGCGAGCTTGACCCTGGTGCCCAGCTTGATGCCGAGTGCGCCGAGGATGGCGACGCCCTGGTTGATGCCAGGCAGCGCGCCAAGAGGACCGATGCTCGGCTCGCCCTCGATCTGGATCGACGAGGGCGAGACCCGCGGCAGTGGGTTCGCCGCGGCTTGCAGCGCCAGCGAGGACCTGTCCATGGTCGCGCTGCCGGCGTGCGAGAGCGGCATGTCGATCGGGTGATTGGTGACCAGGCCCTCGATCGTGATCGTGCGCGGCGTCGGGCGGATGTGGTCCGCCACGTTGACGCCGAACTCGACCGGATGCTCGCTGACCTCGGCGCCCACTCCGTGCGACTCGTGCACCGAGACGTCGATCCAGGCATCGCCGATCTCCACGTGCCGAGCGCTGCGGTCGAAGTCCCTGCCCATCGCGGCTTAGCCTCCGCTCTGGCTCGAGATGGCCGCCAGCGTCGCTCGACGATCTTTCTCGTTTCGCGCCGCGATCGTGCGATCGAGCTCGCCAGGAGTCATGTTGGTACCGCTGATGTTCGTCGTGCTGGTGATGTTGACGCTCATGTTCGGCGCCGTGCTGGATGCCGCGGGCGCTGCAGCTGCCGCCGGCGCGCTGACATATGGCTGGCTGGCGTACGACGCCAATGGCGTCACGACCGGGTTTGCGGCGCTGGTGGGCGCGGCCGGCGCCGCCTGGGTGGGCGCGGCTGCGCGTGGGCGCACCCGAGCGCGGCCGCGGATCGGCCCGCTGTTCGGCGCCACCGACATGCCTGCTGCCGCGTCCTCGTTCGGGTCGCGCGACATCGTCGCGTCCTCTGCCGCTTGCGCACGCTCGACCTCTCGTTGGCGCTTCTTTTCCGCTCGAGCAGCCGTGCGCGCTTCGGATTCCGCTTTGACGCGCGCCTCGCGGTCGCGCCGATACATCGAGACCTCTTCGTCGATACTGCCCGCGGTCTCGCCCCGTTGCCTGCCATAGTAATCACGCTTCCCCGCAAGGCCCTGCTCGCTGGTCCGGCCCTCGGCCTCGGCCTCCTGCGGGTCGATGTGAAGCAGCTTCAGTATGCCGCTCTGGCTCAGCACGCCGCTCTTGTCCATCGACGGAGTGAGCACGTCCGCAGCCTTGCCAGCCCAGCCTTGTGGCGTTACCAGCCAGCCGTACTTGTCGATCAGCCTGTCGATCCGGAAGCCCAGGTCATCGACCGCGCCGGCCCACAGATCGAACATGCCGGGCACGTCGGGCAGGTTGTCGAGCGTGTCCGTCAGCGTGTTGAATGCGTCGGTGATGGTCTGCACGACCGTCTCAGCCGTACCGACGCCGCCGAGCTCGTCCAGCCAGTCGCCGATGACACTCTTGCCACCCGTGAACAGCGTGTGCAGCTCGTCGAGCAGCACGATCAGGGCGAGCACGCCGAGCGCCGGCAAAACGAATGCAGCGACCATGTTCAGCGCCAGCGCCGCAGCGACCGCGCTCAGCGTGATCATGGCGCCCTTGAGGATAAATGTCCCCTGGGTGAGCTCCTTGAACTTCGCGAGGCCGTCGCGTGCGTAGCGGATCACCTTCTCGAGCGCAGGGATCACGGTCATCCCCATCTCGGTGCCAATGTCTTTGAACGCCGACTTCAGCCCCTTCATGGCGTTGGCGAAGCCGTCGCCGGTGCGCGCCGCATCGCCCTGGGCCGTCTTGGTGGCCTCCATGATGGCGCCGTAACGCAGCTCGGTCTTTTCCGCGTTGTTCATCGCGGTGATCTTCTTCGTGATGCCGTGGGCGCGCGCGTACTCCCCCATCGTCGCGTCGTTCAGCACGATGCCAAAACGCTTGAGCGCTTCCATCTCGCCCGTGAGGCCGGATCGCAGCGCGTGCATCGCGTCCTCGTCCGTGGCGTTGTAGAAGCTGCCCAGGTCGACAGCGAGGCCGGCCAGCGTGGTTGACATCTCCTGCGCCTTCGCCCGGTTGTTGACCATGGGCCCGAGCACGGCGCCGAGCGCACCCGCATACTGCTGCAGGTCGTACTTCGAGCGCCCCATCGTCCCGGCCATCGCGTTCGACCACTGCTCGACCTGCGCCAGCCCTTCGGCACCGAACACCTCCTTGAGTACGTTGCTGGTTTCGTTGGCGTCCGAGGCCATCTTCACCATGCTGGTGATGACGTGCGTCAGACCCGCCGCCGCAGCGAGGCGTGCGAGCCCCGCCATTGCGTTTGACGTCCCGGCTACACCTTTCTCTGCCTTGCGCGCGTCGCGGCCCATGGCGGCGGCCGCGGCACCCGTCCGGCCCATCTGGGCGCCCGCTGCGCTCGCGGTGGCGGTCGACGCCCCGAGGGCCGCACGCACGCCCGCTATCCCGCGCTGGGCCGCGGTGAAGCCCGACTTGTCCACCTCGAAGCCGAGGCGCGCGACGAGCTCGCGCAGCACCGTCACGGCCGCACCCGCTGCCGGTCAGCGGCTATCTGTCGGTCGAGTTCGTCGTACATATCCAGCACGTCGTGGGCCTCGTACAAGTCCTCGAGTGACCACCGCGTCTGAATCTCGATCAGGCTTGCGGTGTAGCGTTGACTGCTGGCGATGCGCCAGATGTCCCAGTCGAGGTGGGCTGGGACTGCAACGCTGACAGCATCTTCCACAGCTTGGCGAGCGCTCCCGCGGAGCCGCTCGATACGCCGAAAAAACTCGCGAAGTTGACCTCCAGGCAAAACCGCACCCAGGCCAACATCTCGTCGTAGCGGCCCGCGAAGTGATCGTCGAACACGTCGCTCAGGCGCAGCTCGATCTGGGCCGACTGCACCAGCACCGTCTGCAGGGCGAACTCGTCCATTAGCCCGCCGATTTCGTCCTCGCGCAGGCGCGTCGTGAGGTCGTGGATCGCATCGCCGGCGCCGAGCGCCAGCGCCGAGTCCACAGAGCTCGCGTTGCGGCCGATGCCGCCGACGAACGAGCCGAGGCCGGGCCCGCCCATGCGCACAAGGCGCACCAGCATCGCACGGCCCTGCTTGGCGCCGAGCAGCGTCACACGGTAGTTGTGCGCGCCGATCCGCTTCTCTCGGGTCTCAATCGCCATGGGCTACCGACCGCCGATGAACGACGTCGAGGCGTTGGCGAGCTGGATTTTCCACTCGACCACCGTGATGGACTTGCCCGCCGTGTAGCCGGGGAAGCCTTGGATCCAACTGCGCTCGGACAGGATCACGAGCCGACCCTTTTTGTCGCGGGCGCTAAACATGCCCGCGCCGGCACCGTTGGGGGCCGTCAGGTCCGCCTGCAGCAGTGCGCTCAGGCGGTCGTTCGCCGCCGCCGTTTGCGCGTACTTCAGCGTCACCGTGGCCATCGCGTTGTTTGTGTTGGCGCGCGACACCTCGCCGTCGGCGCCGACGTACGCCGTGAACTGGTCCTCCGCCCACTCGAGCGTCATCACCTCGTCTTCGGCGTAGCCGCCATCGTCGAGCGGGATGGCGTTCAGGTTGATCGAGAGATCGCGAATGTTCCATGCCTTGAACTTGGTCGACACGAGTAGCCTCCATCAGAGCGCGATTAGGACCGTGCCGGAGATTGCGACCTTGTTGATCGCGCCCTGCAGGACGAACGAGAACCTCACGTTCGGGAAGTAGCGCGCGATCTTGTCGTTCGGGTTCACGGTCGACACGGCGGGCACCGTGACGCTCCATGCCTGCGCGCCATCGATCACCGCGGCGCCTATGCCCTCAAGGATTTGCGCGACGATCTGCGCGCGCACGAGCTCGCCGCCGTTGTCGGTGTAAGGGACCTTGTCGTTGTTGGCGAGCAGGCCAACGATGCGCTCCTGCGTGCGGACCTCGAACCAGTCCATGCCGTGCGTGATGTCGACGAACCGGCCACTGGCCGCGCGACCGTCGAGCGTGAACCCGACGCCCTTTACATCGACGTAGTAGTTGACGTTTTTCGCCCGCAGCGCTGCGCGCTCGCCCGTGCTGAGCGCGCTCTTGTCGACGCCGGCGAGCGACTTGTTCGCCCAGTTCGCCGAACCTGGCGCCTTCGGCAGCATGCGCCCGGCCCAGGCCGTAGCAGCCGCCTGTGTGCCCGGCTTGCCGTGCCAGAGCGACACCGTCCGGCTGTAGCCGGCGGTCTTGAGCGCGCTGCCTACGTCGGTCGTCGTGGCCGCCACGAGGCAGTCAGCGTCTGCCGGCGTCACGAACAGAATCACCCGCTCGGTCTCGGCCCAGGCAGCAGCGGCGAGAATCTCAGCCCCGCCCGAGGTGTCGAGCATGAGGCCGTACCAGTCGCCGTCAGCTGCACGGATGGCCGCAAGGTCGGTCTGGATGTTCACGCCCGACGGGTTCACCGTGGTTTCTTTGAGCGTGAGGTTCGTGGTCAGGCCATCAAAGCGATGGCGCGCGCCAGCCACGCCGCCAGTCACTGTGACAACCGTCGTGCCCACCGCGGTCATGCCGCCGACCGCCGTGATCGCAGTCGCCAACGCGGTGCTGACACTGCTCACGGTCGGCGATGCGCCCGCGGTAACCGACACCACCGTGTCGTTGACGGTCACCGAGTACACGTCACCCTGCACCGGGGTGCCTGGGGTGAGCACCACGATTTGCGCCGTGGAGCCCAGGCGCTTGCCCACCTTGAACTGCGGCGGCGAGGGTTTCTGGGCCTTGAGCGCCTGCGCCTGCAGGTATACGGGGTGGGTGGTCGGCACGCTCAGTGGCGCCGCTGTTAGCTCGGTCAGCTCGCTGAAGGTCCGGACGCGATCGGCCCAGAAGTTGTGGTACGCGGCGATCAGCGGCACGCCGAAGCCTGCCTGAGAGACGGCAGCGTCCTTGATTTCGATGACGGTTGTGACGACTTCGTCGACGGTGGGCATGCGCTACCTCTAGGGAATGATCTGGTCGGGTACCGTGATGGAAGCGGTCTGGTCTTGAACGGTGCCGCCGATTTGCACGCTCTCGATGGGCGGCGCGGCTTGATCCTCGGCGCGCTCTTCGGCCGTGTAGGCAAGGTCAATGGCGAGGACGGCAACGCTGAGTTCGCCCTGCTCGCCGGCCAGGCCCATGTCCTGCGTGGGCTCGGTATCGCGCACCGTGACGTCCAGCGCATCGAACGCCTCGAGGGCGCCCGGCAGCGCAAGGCGGGTGCGCACGCGATCCAGGATCGCAAACGCCTTTTCCGGCCCGCGGGCATCCCGCGACTGCAGTCGAATGCGCAACGTCACCAGGCGATTGCCGATGGCCGTCGGAACCAAGAGCCCGTCGGGGTCAACATCCCAGCGGATCTCATCAGTGCCGTCCTCGGCTGCGTGCTTCTGCAGCGACAGCTCGGCCTGCGGAAAGGCGCGGTACAACTCGGAGTCGCCCTCCCAGGCGAGCCCGTAGATGTCGACGCCGCTCGCCTGAGCAAACCAGGCTGACAGCCCGTCCTGCAGTGCTCGCCAGTCCATCACACGCCCTCGGCTTTGTAGGTGATGGCGTTGCGCAACTGGCCCTTGTCGATCAGCGGCTTCGAGCTGCGCTTGCGCGCGACGGTCGAGGGTCGATTGGGAGGCAGGAGCCCATCGGCGATACGTTGCTTCAGCACGCCGACCGCGTACTGACCGAGCAGCTCGAGCGCCGTGTCGACGTCGAACTTCAGCAGCATGACGCCGGTGCCGACCATCGTAGCGCGGCGCTGGATCGCCTCCTTGAACTGGTCGATGCCAGCGCGGATGAAGCTGCGCTCGGGGATCACGGTGACGCGGCCGTCTCTGTGGTGGATTACCTTGCCGAACTCGTGCACCGACGCGAGCTGGGCGATCGTCATCTTGGCGTTGTTGTGATTGGCGGCGGCCTCTTGGCCCTGCACACCGACCAGCACGTAGGACCCCCGCTGGCTGAGCTTCAGCACCCGGTGCTGCAGCTCGAGCCAGCCCTTGTCGGTGTCCTTGATCTTAATGGTCGACTTCGCCATTCAGATCACCATGGCGCCCGCGACCTTGCGCAGGATGGTCTTGAACGACCGCTCGTAGGTACTCGTGGCGCCATCTTTGTCAGGCGTCTTGAGCCGTGCGAACTCGCCGCTGGGCGACAGCGTGAGCAGGTGACACGCCATGTACTTGACCCCTTGGTCGTAGTCGTCGCCCAGCGTCGATTGGTGGAGTAGCGCGATGGCATCGTTGATTTTCGCCGTCAAAAGGGCCGGGTCCGTACGCACGAACTCGGGGAACTCAGCCTTGATTTGTGCTGCCGTCACCGCCACGGACTGACCTTACCTTCGGTGCTTCGGCGTCACTGCGTCGGGCGGTGTGTCCTGGTCGTCGCCGACCCGGGCTTTGCCTGGCTCCTGCGCTGGCTGCGCGGTAGGCGTGCGTGGGGTGCTTTCGTTCACGCTGATGGAGCCGTGCACCACGAGCTCGCCGCTCTCGATCCATCCTTTGATCGTCGGAGTCTCGAGCGCGCGCTTGAGCGCCTCGGCCTCGGCTGGGCTGTCGAGCGTCACCTCGACGCCGCTGCCGCCCTGTTCCTGCGGCGGCACCGCCACGCTCTGCCCGCCGGCGATGCCGATGTACTTCATGTGTGCACTGCGGTTTTCCAACCGCACCTTCGTCGTCATGCGGAACCGTCCATTTCCCGCGGCCTCGGCCGCAGCTCAAATGCCGTTGATATACACACCCGCGAGCGGGTACTCCCAGGCGACGCCGCCGATGCGGCCGACTGAGTTGACTTGCATCGCCAGGTTCTTCGCCTGCGGCGGCAACTCCTGCTGCTCCATCGGCAGCTCGAGGTGCACGACTGATGGGTCGCGCTTGTACAGGACCGCGCGCGGCAAGCCGCCGTTGGCGGTCTCGCAGTGCGACCACCAGTCGATGTTGCGGATGTTCTCCGACTTCTCGAGAAACACCTTCAGGATCGTGTCCTTGGGGTCCGCGGAGGCCGCGACACTGAGCGCCGTGTTCGAGAGATAGCGGTACCGCGAGAGCGGCATCACCAGCGTGTCGGGTTTGTGGACCATCTTGGTCGTCGTCAGCACCGCATCCTCGGCGGCGTGCAGGTCCATCAGCACTTCGTAGGCCGTCTTGTCGGTGCCGGTCCACGTCGCGGCGCTGCCGGTTGCGGGCGCAGCAACCGTGATCTGCGGGACGTTCGGGTTGTTCAGCAGGCCGGTCGTGCCCGTGTCGCGAATGCCGATCGCTGCGATCTCCTCGATGCGCTGCTCGAAGCCCTCACGCACCGCCTGCGACTTGCGCGCGCGTAGCGGCACACCCGCCTTCGCGGTGCGCAGCATATCGAGCCAGCTCCACTCGTAGCCGAGGGCCAAGGTCTCGATCGTTTGGGTGAACTTCTTCGCGAACGTCGCGACCATCGGAATGTCGTCAGCGTAGTTGGCGATGATCTTCGCCATGCCGGCGCGGTCCCACACCGTGTAGGCCCACGACTCCGCGCCGGGGTCGACTTCGGATGTGACCGGCACCAGCGTTCGCGCTTTGTACGGCGGGCGCAGGATGTCGACGCTGCGCATGCGCATCTGCTCGAGCTGGCTGGTCATGATCATCGTCTCGTTGGCGTCGAGACGATCTGCGCCGTACAGCTCGGCGCGGTGCACGATCATGGCGCGATAGATGCGGTCGAGTTGGTCGGCATCGAGCCGCTCAGTCGTCAGTCGCGATATTTCGCCAAGTATCTGCGTCCGGTCGTATGGATGAAGGGTCTGGGTGTGAATGAGCATCTTCGTCGATTTCCTTCGGCCAGGCCGCTCAGAGGTCGATTTCCAGCAGGAACAGGCTGCCCGCGTCCGCGTCGGTCAGGATGATCGCGCGCGTGTTGACCGCTGCGCTCGCCGAGTCTGCGTCGGCCCGAAAGCCGCCGAGTACAGTGCCGCCCGCGCCAGCAGCGAAGCGGATGAACGGGTTCGTCCAGCGCGCCACAGCCGACTCAGCGGTCACCCAGATGCGGCCCTTGCGCAGCAGCGGCGTCGGCCGCATCGCAGGCCAGTCGACGCCGCCCTCGCGCGTCGAGTCGAGGATCACCACGCCCATGGCGCTCGGGCTGATCACGTCGCCCGCCGCGGCCGGTATCTTGGCAGCGTTGCGGACCTTGCCGGCCGTCCTGTCGGCGGTCAGCAGCGTGCCCGTCTTGACGACGACCTGCGGAATCGCGGTGTCGATGTACTTCATGAAGTCCTCGGAGCACATGCCGAGGAGAGCTTCCGGTGCGTTGTATGTATAGGTCGTCTGCATGGTGGTTCCTCGGTCCTCCTAGTGACTGCACGTGGGCGCCTTCAGCGCGCCGGGGCGTCCTTGGTGGTGGCGAGCGGTTGCTGCCACGGTGCCACGACCCTCGCGGCGTCGGTGCGTTGCTGTGGCGCTGGCGGCGGCGTGTGATCGGCGGTGTCGCGGCGCGAGCGATCGAGTGCGTCGTTGCGTGGCTTCGCCAGCGTGCCCATCGCGTGGTCGAAGCGCGCGCCCACGTACTCGTCACTGCGCCCGGTGAGGTCAATCTTGTCGTCGACCTTCTTGAGCACAGCCTCGTGGATCTGACGCGTAGTGAGCCCGTCGAACTTGGTCTCGGCCGGCAGCACGCGGCGCGCCTGGTCGATCAGTGCACCGCGCTCGTTCACCAGCGAGTCGAGGCGCTTCGGGTCGTTCGCCTCGGCGAGCTTCTTCTTGAGCTCCGCGACCTCCACTGCGGTCGCGTCGAACTTGCCCTGCAGCGTATCGCGCGCCGCCGTCAGCTGCGTGACCGAATCGTCGCGCTGCTTGAGCGCCTTCTCGAGGACCTGCGCCCACTGCTTAGGCACCTGGATGTCCAAACCGTCCACACGCATCGTGACTGGGTCCATATCTCCTCCGTCGGCCCGCCGATCGGGCGGAGCATCTACTGTCTCGGTGCTGATCGCTCCGGCTGCGTCGAGCCGGAAAACGCTTGTGTCCGCCTTCGTGTCGTCGGCTTCATCGGAGTCGATGCGCAGGGCGATCTCGCTGCCGGCGCGACCCCAGTTCCGAGGCCCCAGCGCGGCGTGGTTGTACTGGATGTCGCGCTGCACCACGTCGTACGCCTCGCCGTCGAAGGTGCCCGGCGTCGCATCGATGCGGCAGCGGTAGCCGCACGAAATCTCGCGGCGCTTGCCCGCCTCCACCAGTTCGATGGCCTTGGCGTCCTGCACCGTGATGTGCGCTGCCACCCGCGATCCGTCCTGTCGGACCGTCTCGCTCACGTGGCCGATGGACAGGTCGCGCACGTTCTTGGGCGACACCATCTCGGTCGGGTGCAGGTCGGTCACCGGCGCCGAGGCCAGCGAGCTCAGCGACTGCGGCGCAAACACCTCGTCAGCCGGGCGGTATTCGCGAATGGTCGTGCCGTCCGCGCGCTTGTAACTGAACACCCCGGCCCGTGTAAGAAAGGCGGGCACACGTAGGAAACCTTGGGGAGTGCGCTCCGGCTTGCCGAATGCGGCGACGTCGTAGCGACTGACGCGCTCTGGGGGCGGGCTCACGGGCGCTGGTATGCGACGACCACCCCAGCGTCAAGCGGGCCACCTGGTGGCGGTGGGCGCGAACGCTGGGCTCACTCGTCGACGATGTACGCGTAAGTCCGTGTGTGGTTTTGCTCAAGCAGCGCGTCGAGGTACAGCTGGCCATCCTCAGGGCGAAACGCCTGAGGCCGTCCGTTGCGACCGTGGACCACGACCTGACTGAACGAATAGGTCACCTTGAAGATGGGATCCGCGAATACGACTCGAACGACGCCGTCCGCGTGCAGCTCAAACGTGGCGATCTTCGTTCGGCGCTTCGTGTCCGGGTCGACCGAGTAGTAGGTAATCACGGGCTGCTCCACGCGAGCTGCTTCAGCTCAGCAATCTCGGAGGCCGACAACCCGTGCGCCTCGGCAGGCTGCCCGAGCCACTGAGACAACCGAAGCCGGGTGTCCTCGACGCTCTCGCCGATCAGTGCCTTCAGCTGGGCGGGCTCTTTTTGAAGCGACTTGAGGCGCACGAGTGTCTCATACACCTGGTCGGGCTCGAGATCGTGAGCGAGCAGCAGTTCGGCGACAGCAGCCGGATCCGCGGCCCGGATCGTTGCCACGCTGACGGCATCGAGATCCATCAACGTGTTCACGAATGCAGGCTCCTGGACCGGGAAAGCAAACATCGGGTCGTACCTGCCGTGTTCGCCGAGCGTGCGAAACGCGTAACCGTTGTCGATTGCATGCGCTATTGGAGCGCCGCCTGCGGACTTGGTGAACAGCACATTTTCCTCGTGCCGGTCGATGCTGCGGGCGAGGACGTCCTCAAGGAACATCTTGCGCGTGGACGGCTGATTTGCCCACGTGCCGGGATCCTCTGCGATCTCGCGAGCGAGCGCTTTTGCCGAGCCGAGCGAGCCGGATACGATCTCCTGCAGCGACCCTCTGCGACCACCGAGCTCGCGGGCAACCGTCGACGGCACCACGGCGCCGGCCTTGCCATGAAACAACCGATCGAGCGCCGCTGCCGCCGCCTCCGAGTTCTCGACACCATGGGTCCACGCCTTTTCGGGGTTCAGCGGCTTCCAGATGGCTTTCTTCTCGCCCTCAGGCGTTCGGATACGCAGAATCTCCGACTCGGTGGCGCCTCTTTCCGTGATGACGTCCGTCGGGTTGCGCGTCACGTGTGGTTGAGGCTCGAGCATCCAGGCGGGTGGCCGCACGGCCGCGGGTAACTTCGGCGGCGTGGCAGGTACGCCTACCTTAGCACCCTTGGGCCCAACCGGCAGCTGCGACGGGAGCGGCGCCTTGGCGGGTTTGGGGTTTGTCCGGGCTTTCTGCCGCGCCGGCCCGAGGTTGGCCGGGAGCGGCTGCGGCAAGCCTTTGGGTACCGAACGCAGGCTCCTCGTGGGTCGCGACGGCGGCGAGCTGGAAGGTGGGCTCGGTGGCGACGGCGGCGGGCTCGGCGGTGGCGGCGGAGCGGCAGGCGCTTGTGGTGCTGCCCTCGGCACGTTCGCCGGCGGTGGCTGTGGCACGGCGGGCGGCACGATCGGCAACGGTTTGGGCGGCTGCACCGGCGGCGGTGGCGGCGGTGGCGGCGGTGGCGTAGGCGGAAGCGCGCCCGGTTGTGGCGCCACGGGCCTAAGTGACGGCTGCGCGCCTGCCGTTGGTTGCTGCAGCTCGACGTCGCGCGGGTCCATCAGCCCGGCGTCGACAAGCACATCGTCGATAATCGGGATGGCAGCGCAGCGGCAACGGATAGGCTGCCCGGGATGCCCGCGCTCGCCCGTGCGCATGTCGACCACAGGCGGGTCATTCCACGCGTAGACCTTGCCGTTGAGCTCTCGGTGGCGCTTGCGCACTCGCTCGTCCTGCGAGCTCGACCACCGATAGCGGCGGACGCCGAGGTTTTGCTGCCGCAGTTGATTCAGCTCGCCGTTGAGTTTGCCGATTTGGTCGGTGGCGATCAGCGCAGCGCGCTGCTTGACCATGTCGAAGCGCCCCGCGATCTGGGCGGTCACCTCGGTGTGATGCAAGCCCTGACGTGCGGCGCGTGTGACGATGCCCTTGAGGTCCTCGAGGTGATCGGCTGCCAGCGACTTCACCAGGCGCACGTTCTCGGCGACGAACAGATCCAGGTGATTGGCGAGCCCGGTCGTATCGTCGAACAGGTTGATCTTCGCGACCTGCTGCACCTGCTTGGTGAGCTCGTTGCCGTTCCATCGGGTCGTGCGTAGCGCTGCCTGCTGTACCGCGAGCGTGATGCTGGGCTCGGGGATGGCGCGCTGCGTGGCTTCGCGCAGCGACTCGAAAGCAGCGTCGATGTCGCTGTCGGCAGCGTCGGTTCGAGCGGTGGTCGCCTCCGGCCGCTGCGCGTTGTGCGCACCGAGAATACCCGGCAGCGCTGGCAACAGATTGCGCTGTACGAGGTACTGCACCGTCTCGATCACGTACAGCAGATGCCGGTAGTAGTAGAGCCGCTCATTGGTCGGAAAGCGCGGGCGCGGCCACTTGCGAGGCTTGACGCGCGTCACGTTGTTGCGGGCGGCCTGCACCCGCAGCGCCATCTCGAGCGAGCGCATGGGCTACGGCGCCTCCGGCACGGTCGGGTCAAACACCAGGTCGACGCCGCGCCGCACCAGCTCGGGCTCGATGTGCCGCAGGATCGTCGCGCATCCCTTGCGGAGCCCCTCCTGGCCAGGATTGAGCGGCACCCATGGCACGGTGAGCACGAAGCACCGATCCACTGGTCGCCCGTCCTCCTCCACGAGCAACTTGCGGAGCGCGCGCACTACCGTCACGCCCTCATAGACGCCCGGGTTCCCCAGCGCCATCAGCCGCGCCACCTCGTCGCCAGCCTGCCACCAGCCAAGCACCATCACGTCGTCGCTGCTGTACACCGGCAGGTGGAGCTCGGCGCCAAGCTTCGTGGCGAGCGTGGTCTTGCCGGCTCGCGGCGCGCCTATGACCGCGATGCGCGTCACCTCGTGGACTCGTCGTCATCGGACTCCTCGTCCGCGTCCTCGTCGTCGGGCTCGGGCTCGTCGCCGTTGGTCGCCTCGCCTGGCCGCAGCCCTTGCTTGATGTCCGCCTCCAGCAACGCGCGCCGATGCTCGGCGTCGATTGTGGGAATGTCCGCGGCGAGCGCGATGCCGGCCTCGGCCTCCATCTCGATCTGCGCGGTGACCAGGGCGACGTGCGTGTCCGCCTTCAGCTTCAGGATGGTCGCCTGCTCAAGCTCGTTCGGCTGCCACAGCGGCTTGAACTCGATCGTCCAGGAGTCCGGTTCCGAGCCGCCTGTAGCCGAGTCGCTCGCGTTCATCAGAATGCGCACGAGGCGCTCGAGCCGCGGCTTGAGCACGTCCGTCTGGGCATCCGCTACCGTGTCGTACCAGCCGCGGATGTCGGACTCGCCGGTCGCATTCAAGCCCGCTGGCGACTTGCCGAACAGCAGCGTCACCGGCATCTCGGCCGCTGCAGCCACCCGCTGCATCATGCGGTCCATCATCTCGGGCAGCCCCGCAAACGACGTCGCAACGCGCTCGAAGCTCTCGCGGTCCGCGTCGATCAGGAGCGATCGGCACACCGAGCGCGCAAGGTCCATCATCTGAATGCGCGTGCGCAGCTCCTCCTGGCCGTTGGTCGCGATCAGGTCCACCAGGTTGGCGATCTTGAGCACGCCCTGGCTCGCGTCGCTGATCAGATGCGCGACCGACTGCCACGACGTGGCGGTCTGCCGCAGCGCATCGTGCACGCACTGCAGCACCGAGTCCGGCCACCAGCTGTCTGCCCGCTGATTGACCGCTGTCGCGGTGAGCGTGCCCTCGAAGATGATCAGGCGCGAGGCGTGGATGAACGTGCCCGTGTTGATCATCGCTGCGCCGGTGACATCCGAGCGGCGCACCTCGAAGATCTCGGGCTCTCCGTAGTGCTCCGCCGTCACGTCCTCGAAGCGCTTGGCGATCTTGAGTTGCGGGCGCCGCAGCACGTTCAGAAACGCGAGACGCGTGATCTTGGTTTCGTCGAGCAGCTGCTCGGGCGCCTGGCCATCGTCCACGCCAAGGTAGATGGCACCGCCGCCGTAGAGCCGACCCCAGATCCAAGCCTCGCGCAACTTGGACATCGCGCCGAGCTCGTGCATCTGGGCCATCAGCGCGCGGTTGACCTCGACCGACTCATCGTCGTCGGCGCCCTCAAGCCTCAGTCGAAAGCCCCGCCGCGTGGCGTCGCGCGGAATCTTGTTGACGATGCGCTTGGCCAGGTCGTCGTCGTTGAACAGCGACTCGAGCACAGCGTCGCTCAGCTTCACGCCCGGCACGACCTGCGAGTGCGTTAGCTTGTCGCGCAGCGTGCCAAGCCCGGTGAGCGCGTTCACCCAAGAGTCGGTGCGCTGCACCACGTTGGCAACCACTGCGCTGACGAGGCTCACGCTGCACCCAGCTCGACCGCGATGTTCTGCATGGCCTGCTGGTATGCGACGACGCCGTGTTTGTGAAGGCCCATGAAAGCCCGGCTGCAGGCGTCCACGATGTCCTTGTGCTTGCCGTCGGGAAAAGCCTCGAGCTCGCTGAAGAACTCGTCATTCCAGTGCCCGGCGAGCACGTCGACGTTGCCCGCCTCCACCTGGGTCGAAAACGGGCCCGCGTACACGACCTTGTCCTCGCGCGCCACCTCGGACTCGACGCGAAAGCCCATCAGCAAACTCTTGGTGAGCTGCACGTCGACCTTGCCGGCCTGCGCTGGGTCCTGCCACACCAGCACCTTCACGCGCTTGCCATCCCCGTGCGCGGTGTTCTGCATCGTTTGCAGCACCTGGCGCGGTGACCCGCGCAGCGACTCGAGATGCATCACCACGAAGCGCCCGCTGCGCGTGACTCCCATCTTCACGCCACGCGTCCAGGCGGGGTCGGGGCTGTCGGTTGTGACCTGCGTCGCTGCCTTGTCCCAGCCACGCACCACCGCGATGATGTCAGTCGGCAGCACCTCCACCACGTGAAACCACCCGCGCCGGAAGTAGAGCCCTGCAGCGGGCCGGATGCGCCAGTTGCCGCCCTGGCCACTGCCCAGCAGGCGCTCTCGCTCGACCATCGGCAAGGACATCAGGCGCGCACGGTAGCCGGGGTCCGCCTTGAGCAAGATCTTGTTGTCCGCGAGGCGCCCGAGGATGAAGGTAAACGAGGTGGGCTCGATGCCCTGCTCGACGAACTCTGGGTAACGCTCCATGAGCTCCGCAGGCGTGTCACCCCACACGAGCTCGTCGCCGCAGCGGAAAAAGTAGCGGATCACGCCGCTGCGCTCGGGCAGCACGTACTCGCCGCGCTCGTCAAGCCACCACAGGATCATCTTCTTGACCCAGCTGTCCGGGTCGGGATTCATCGTCGCTCGGATGTACGAGCGCACGCCCGAGGTCGAGCGGCAGCGCGAGTACAGGTACCAGAACTGGCCCTCGGTGAAGTGCGGCAACTCGTCGAAGCCGATCAGCGAGTAGCCCTTGCCCTGGTGGTCCTCCTTGGTCGACTCGTACTGCAGGTGACCGAGCTGCAGCGATGCGCCGCTCGGGAACACCGCCTTGAACGGGTTTTGCGTGAGCCGCGCGTTGAGACCTGGATACCACTCACGCATCAGCTCCCACAGCGAGCCAGGGCCCTCGAGCTGTGGCGAGGTGCGGCGGAAGATGATGCCGCCGGCCTTGGGGATGTCGTAGCAGCGCAGGCCCTCGAGCACGAGCGCCGAGGTTTTGCTCGAGCCCGCCTCGCCGCCGTAGAACACGATGTCGGCGCCGCAGGCCAGGAACCGCTCCTGCGAGCCCGGCTGCGGCCCGATACGCAGGACCGGCTGGGGTTTAGCCTTTGTCTTCTTCGTCGTCGGTGAGGGCGGGCCGGCGTCCGTTGTCCGGCATGTAGAACTCGATCTTGGTGCGTGTGCCATTGTCTACTTCTGTGGGTTCGAAGCTGATGCCGATCTGCGGCGTAGCGTTCGGGCCATACAGCTTGGGATACTTGCGCTCGAGCGACCACGCGGCGGCCTTCCAATCGCCATCGATACGCTTGAGCTGGGCGGTGGTGATCACCGCCTGCGAGCGTATGGCGTCCTCCGCCTGCACCTTGCGCACGGCAATGAAAAACGCGGCGAAGCGGCGCTCGCCCGCCGCTCCTCGCTTCAGCCAGTCGTTGACGGCGTCTTCGCTGACGCCGGCGGCCTCCGCTGCGTGCCGGCGGAAGGCACCCGCCTTGAGGTGCCGGATGATGGTCTCGTGCACCTCCTTGGTGAGCAGCAGATGGTTGCCTGACTTCCTGCTGCCCATCACAGCCGTCCAGTCAGGAGCAGAACGAGGAGCACCAGCACGACAAGCCCGAGGGCGCCAGACGGCCCGTAGCCCCAGCTGCGCGAGTGACCCCAGTTTGGAAAGGACCCGACGGCAAGAAACACCAGCACCACGATGAGTATTGTGACCATCACCCGCTCCTGACTGCTTTGCCGCCCGTGAGCTTTTGCCAGCGCTCGACGATCACATCGCAATAGCCAGGGTCGATCTCGAGCGCCACGCACACGCGACCGAGGTGCTCCGCCGCCATCAGCGTCGTACCCGAGCCGCAAAACGGATCGTACACCGCATCCCCAGTGGTGCCGTGGTTGCGGATCGGCCGCGCCATACACTCGATCGGTTTCTGCGTGGAGTGGATGGTTTCGTCCTGCCCGTCCCTGCGTGCGATGTCCCAGACGGTCGACTGCTTGCGATCACCGGACCACCTCGCCGTTTTGCCTGCACGAACCGCATACCAGAGCGCCTCGAACTTCCAGTGGTAGTGCCCGCGACTGATGACGAGCGACGGCTTGTTCCACGCGATCAGCGCTCGTCGCTCGAACCCATTGGTGTCGAGCTCCGCCGCCGCGACGTTGCAGTGGAGTGGATCGCACCAGGTGTACACAACATCGCCGGGAAAGAGTTTCCACGCCCCGCCCCAGTCCGCGCGGTGGTCGTTCTCGACCTTGCCCATGCGTTTGCTGTTGTTCAGGCCGACACGCTTGCGCCACTCCGGATCGTACTCAACGCCATAGGGCGGGTCGGTGACCATCAGGAACGGCGACAGTTTCGCCTTGGCCAAAGCCACGTCCTTGGCTTCGGTGGCGTCGCCGCACACTAGGCGGTGCTTGCCCAGCAACCAGAGATCGCCGGGCTTCGTGACGGGCCGAGCGGGCGGCTCGGGTGCAACGTCGTCGGGCAGCTCCTCGTCGCCGCGCACCTGGCGCTCGAGCTCGCGCAGGTCCTTCTCGTCCCAGCCCGCCAGCATCTGGTCGCCCAGGTCGTAGCTGGCCAGGATCGACTGCAGCTCTGGCGTGTCCCACTCCGCGAGCTCGCCCAGGCGGTTGTCCGCCAGCGCCAGCAGGTGCGCCTCGCGTTCCGAGATGTCGAGGAAGCGCACCGGCACGCGATCGAGCTTGAGCTGCTGCGCGGCCTTCCAGCGCGTATGGCCAGCGATGATCTCTCGCGTAGCCGTGCGCGCGACGATTGGCGCGGCGAAGCCGAACCGCTTGATCGACTCGGCGACCGCCACCACCGGCTCGCCGTCGTTCCTGCGCGGGTTCTTCGCCCAAAGCTTGAGGGTGGATGGGTCGACCCACTCGGCGGCCGCTGCTGGCGGCGGTGGCCGTTTGTCGGTCACGATCACGGGTGTTGCGGCTCGCTTGGCGGTCGCTGGTGCGATTTTCTTCTTCGTCGCTGCTGATGTTGTCATTGTCGGCTCGGCTCCCAGGTTGTCGGCTCGTGGCCGAGGTGATCGATCAGCTCGTCGTACCCGAAGCCGCCGCGCTCAGCGATGCGCTCGGGCGACTGGTGGGTGCCGTAACGTGCGGCGTAGTCGCGCCAGGCGCGCACGTGCTCGATCCACGAGATCGTGCCGGGTCCACGGACCGCGAGCCCCTTGCGTCGGCGCGTTGCGGTATTGACGTCGCCCTGCACCGGCGCTCGGCGATCGGTGTACAGCTCGGGCTCGCTGAGGGCCTGGCAGGCATCGCAGATCGGCGCCCTGGGGCTCGGGCAGCTGCACCGCGAGCAGAGGCGCGTCGCGTCGAATGTCATGGCTCACTCCGCTTAGTGGTGCAGAGGGCGGCCTTACGCCTCCACCACTCGGCCGACCGCGTTCCGGCTATTGCCGGCTTTGACTCGGAAGTGGGCAGCAGGGGCTCGTCGGTCGAGGGACGGCTTGCCTGATGATCGAACTCCCACAGAGCGACCTCGCCCCACGACTGCTGAATGCTCCAGGTCCCGGACTGCGAGAGCCTGTACGACTCCTCTTTGCCGTCGAGCACCTCGCACGATTTGAACCAGTGACGCACGAGCCACTCGCGTTCCTTGAACCAGCGCAGCTCCGCCTCGGTGTCGCTCTCGGCTGCAGCACGTTGGTGCGCCACGAGCTCGCCGCGCACGCGCCGGATTTCGTCGACTGCGAGCACCAGCAGCTTACCGACGGTCGAGGTCCGCTGCGGGCGCAACCAGTCGGCGTGCTTTTCGGCAGCCTCGAGCGAGGCGTTCCGGTGTGAAAACAGCTCGGGGTGAGGGACACCGTCCAGCTCTGTGCGAAGGCGATCGTTCTCCTCGCGCAGCTGGTCGCGCTCGGCTTTGTATTGCTGCTGGTAGGCAGTCGCGCCTTGGTGCCTCTCGCGTAGCGAGTCGTTCTCCTCGCGCAGCCGGTCGCACTCGCGCCGCAGGAGCGCACCTGCCACCAGCACGCGCGCCATTGGCGTCCCCGGTGGCGGCATCTCGGTCGCCAGCATGCCTGCCGTCCTTGCGACGTCCGCCTCGATCGTTAGAAGTACCTCGCGCAACTTGTCGCGATCGGCCTCGACCTCCGCGGCACGCACGCGAAACGCGTGCGACCTGAGCCGGTCACTTTCCTCGCGGAGGCGGCGCACCTCGGCGGCGAGCAACCGCAGCGCTTCCGCCGTCTTGAGATCCTCATCGTCCTGCACTTTGGGGTCTGCGCAACGCGCGAGCCACAACATGTCCGGCCGGTCCGGCGGCGCTAGCTTGTCCGCTCGCGCCAGTGCCGTAGTGACATCCGCGGCAGAGCTGTGGCCCTCGTCGCGGGTCTCCTTGAGTGTATGAACCCAGACGATGTTTCTCATGGCTACGCTCTCCTTCTCGCCGGCGGGCGCCGCGGTTGTGTGCGCTGCGCGCGGATGCGCGAGCGCGTCGCAAAGGGAGCAGCCGGGCAGCCCAATGCCCTCGTGATCGCAGCGCTGCTCGGGCGGCGAGCAGTGACAGCAGCCTTCGCGGCGCTCATCTGTCTTTGCCGGGCTCGGCTCGGCGGGCTGTGCCGCGGCTTGCAGCTCCGAGACTGTTCCGTCAGCGCCAATGTCAAACCACCTCACATCCGCGTCGTCCTCACGCGAGATGCGAACTCTCGAGCCGAACGCGCGCTCGGTGTACAACGTCGCCCATAGCTCGGCAGCGTACTGATGATTGGCGGCGTGCAAGCACATTCCGATCTTCTCGCCGCTTTCGTTTCCGCTCCACACTCGGAAAACAGGCGGGCATCCATGCGGGTAGTCGGGCACCAGATAGCCACCGCACTTCGAACAGGCGATGTCGCTCATGGCCGCTGACCTCCAAACCATCGCCAAAACTTCCACAAAGGCGCGTCACACCATGGACAGCTAGCGCCGTGGCCGTAGTCGTAGCCGTGCTGGCAGAACGGTCCCGGCAGATCAATCGGCGGCGTTGCTGGTGGCCGTGGCGCGTACGACCGCTTGCAGCACGGGCATTCGCTGGCTGTCGTCGTCATCGCTTCACCTCGAAGTTGCGTACGCTCTTAGCCAGCGCGCACTGCGTGCAGCCCTCGTGCTCAGGGTCAAGCTCCGATGCGACAAGCTCTTGCACGAGCGGCTCGCGCTCTACGAAATACCTCAGCGCCGACACCAGGCCCGGCATCATCTCGTGGCCCTCGACCTCGAGAAACCACTGCAGGCGCGTCCGATACTCCTGCGCGTGCGTCATGGTTGCGACCTCCGAAACGTGATCGCCCAAACCCACGGGTTATCCACCCAGGAGCATCCGGGCCGCTCGCCGTTGATGCTGTCCCAGAGGCGCTGGAAGTTATCCAAGATGCAGGGGCCGGCAACGCCCTCCCGAAGCGCGTCGCCCACGTCGATCTGCTGCAGGCGTTGCGCCCGCACCTCGGTCACCTCGAGCGTGATGCGCGAGGCCCAGCGCGGCATGAAGATGCTGGGCGTCCAACGGTGTGCCGCTGCGAGCTGCGGACCAAGACGCACGAGACGGCGCTCTTCGCGCTCCTGGCGATTCGTAAGATCGGCGCGATAGAGCACAAACGTTGGGTCGTCCTCCTCTTCAGGAGGCTCAGCTCTGTCGGCTCGAAACGTCTCCTTCACCCATAGACGGTCGCCCGGCTGGACGCGCGAGTACACACGGTGAGCGGAGTCGTCACCTCCCGGAACCTTGAGGTACGGCCCGGGATTGCCTGCCGGCGAGGGACCTCGGTCTACCCACGCCTTGGAGAAGTCCAGGTTCGGCCAAGCACAGATGATCTCCGGATCGCTCCGCATACACGGCGGCGAACCGTTGACGAGCGAGTTCTTCGGACTGACCACGCGCCGCGTCTGCGTCTTGCTGTCCTCGTCGTTCAGAATCGCGCGCACCATCGGCGCCGAGAACAGGATCGGTCGGGCCGTGGGCGTTATGAGGTCGCGCGCGCGCGCGCGCGAATGCCGATTTTCAGCGTGCATATTCAGCCTCGAACCCTCTCGCCGCGATGTCGCGCATGCGGCAGATGTTGCACGACAGTGGCCGATGGTGCTGCCAAGTGGTCCACGGCAGCATGCGCTTGCGCCCACAGCAGCAGCGCACCTCGACGTAGCGCACGCGGCGGGTCTGCCCGTGATCGCAGCGCTCGCGGACCAGCATGCGGATCACGACCAAGCGCGTGACTAGCTTGTCGGTCGGCTGCTTCACCACCTTGCCGACCGACCGCTGGGCCACGCACGCCTTGCACAGCCCCGCATAGCGCCGCAGCGGCTCGAGCAAGGTGCCGCAGCCGCAGTGCGTCGGCGTTGCCGGCACCGGGTGCACATCCTGCTCGAAAGTGAACCACCGCGTTTCCATGGCCCATCAGCACCGCACCCAAACGCTGGCCAGCGCGAGGATGGCGAGGGCGGTGATGATCCAACCGATGGTGCTCAGCACCACGGGCGGACCGACGAGGCGAGGCACCCATGCGTGCACCAGGATGGCGAGCGCTACCAGCACGACTCCGTGATCGTTTGTCATGGCCAGTTCTCCATCTCGACATAGCGTTGATCCGTCGTCGCGCCCGAGGTGATCTCGAGCGCCACGAAGTCCGTCTTGCCGCCCTCGGCGCCGCTCTCGCCGCGCCCGAACGATGGACGGGTCATGAGCCGCACCTCGCGCTTCGTGTGGCACTTACTCCACAGCGTTCGGCGCCGTTCGTCGCCGTGCAGGATGGACGCTTTGAAAATGCCGCACACGCGCTCGCAGACCGTGAGCGCGTGCAGGATGAAAGCCTCGGCGCGGCCATCCTCGTACGGTGGATTCATCAGCGCGAGATCGAAGGGCAGACGCCCGAGCTCATCGCGCTTCCACTGCGTCGTCAGAAAGTCGCCCCGGATCACCAGGCGCAAGCGCCACGTGCGGCGACCCTCCCACATGATCCGCTCGAGTGCCTGGACGTTGCTTGGGTCGATCTCGACCGCCACGACCTGCCCGCAGCTGTACGGCTCGATCATCATCGGCTTGATGAGCGCGCCCTGCCCCGCAGCCGGTTCGAGCACACGGTGAGGCTGCTGGTAGCGATTGGCCCAGGCCCAAAGCCGCGCTGCAAGCTTCGGCTCGGTGTACCACTGCGACAGCTCGGGCCGGCGTCGCTCGGTTTCCATGCCTGGCAGATACGCGTTCATGGCGCGAGCTCCTGAAACGCGTTGCACTTCGAACAGTGCGCACCAGGCACGACGCGCTGCTCACCGCACTGCTGACAAAACCGCGCGCCATCTATCGACCCGACCATCGGGCTGTTGCGCAGCGCGAGATCGGGCGCGCGGTTGAGATAGAGCGCACAGCCTGGCGTGTGACACTCGCCACCCGCGCCGTCTAAGCACAGATCACATAGCGACAGCTCCACTTGCCGGACGTCCGCGCCTTTGTCAGTACCGTCAAGTTCGCTTGGTGTTGGTCGCTGTACGTCGCTCATGCTGGAGGCTCCTGGAGTAACCGAATAACGTGGCCGATGACCTCTGCGCACTGCGGCACTACGGCGTTGCCGAGGGCTTGGATGCGCTGTCGTCCGCCAGCCGCTTCGATGCGTGTTTGGCGGCGCGAATGGGCTGCGTCCAGCCCGCCGGAAACCCCATGAGCCACTCGCAGAACGTCGGGGACAGGTGACCCCCAAGAGCTGACGGGAGGTTGTTGCTGCCCTCGCGCAATCTGTCCGAGGGCCCCTTCTGATCGCGCGCGCAGAGCGTCGGCAGCAGTCGATGCGCTGCCCACTTCTGCATGCTCGGCGAAAGCATGTTGCCGCACCGCGTCAGCGTCGGCAGCAACGACCCGCGCTTTGCCATCGTCTGCAGCGACTCGCGGACCTTGCCCTCGCGACCTGCTGCTCCGCCGTGGTTCGTGCCGTAGCTCTGCGCCGTGAGCGTGGGCAGCAACGAGGAAAACGCGCGCTCTCTCGTGCGGAGCACCGACATCCGCTGCCGAAAGCGGAATCGGTAGCACCGCGTACCCGAGCTCTCCCAGCCCTTCAGAGACTGCGTCAACCCACGCAACCGCTCCGCTGGCGACGTTCTCAACCACCACCCACTGCGGCTGAAGCTCAGAAACAATGCGCCTGAACTCAAACCACAGGCCGCTGCGAGCACCTCCAAGGCCAACTCGCTTGCCGGCAGAGGAAACGTCCTGGCAGGGAAATCCACCGCAGACGATGTCCACGGAAGCGAGAGTTGCTGCTCCGACGGATCGAACATCGTCATACCTCTTGACTGCGGGCCAGTGCTGCTCGAGTACGGCTCGACAGAGCGGATCGCTTTCCACCTGCCATCGAACCGGGCCGAGCCCGGCGCTCTCGAGGCCGAGCTCCAATCCGCCGATGCCGGCAAACAGCGATCCGATGGTCATGGGTACGGCCTCCCGAACAGCCACATGAGGAACATCGCCAGCAGCCCGACGCTGATGCTCGCGGCACCCAGCACGAAGAATGCATACGCAATCCCGAGCGATTCGCGACGACGACGCGCGCGCTGGTACTCCGGTGTGCTGCGGTAGTCTTGCTCGGACATCACGCCCTCCCCGTCCACGCACGCAGCGATGCCGCGCGCGCTTGCTTGCCGATGACCTCGCCCACCTTCGCCGCACGCTCTGCCCAGCGACCGATGAGTAGCGCTGCCGCCTCGTCGCCTCCGACTGGCTCACCCACCATCGCGCTCGCGATGAGTTGCTCCTGCTCACGGACCACCGCGCGCTTGGCGTTCGCGAACTGGCGACCCAGCACCGGCCCGCGCCAGACGTTTGGTTTGACCCGCACCACCTTGGCCTTCGGCTGCTCCGCCTGACGCCACGCACAGAGCCAGCGCTCGCGCGCCTGCCCGAGGGCCACCAGCACCCAAGGCTTGCCGCCCCAGGGCGCCTCGAGCACGAGCACCAGCGGCATCCCGACCCGCTCGGCCTTGCGAATCGACCAGCGCACGATGTGCGACACGGCCGCGGCATCCAACGTGTCGACCTCGCCGAACTCGGCCTGCCGACCGGCCACCCGCACGGACCACCCGCTCAGGGCCGCCGTGTCGACCGCCAGGACCACGCAGTGCCAGGGCATCGGTGCCGGCGCCTCCACGGCCCCGCGCTGCCTCGCTGTGGCCCGCGACAGGGCGGTGGGCGCCCGCGCCGCTGCGTCGACGCCGGGCAGCGACAGCGGCCCGCAGGCGGCCTGTGAACGGCGCTTCATGCCAGCACCTCCTCGAGTTGCAGCCCGAGCGCCCGCAGCACCCGCGCCCAGGTCCAGTTGCGTGGCGCCGGCGGGTAGCCGAAGCCGCCCAGCGCCTCGAGGCTCGTGAGTCGCCACAGCGGATCGGCCGCCTTGCGCTCGCACCAGTCGCCGAGCACCGCCCAGTTGGCGCGGTCGTGCTCGGTCGCAATCAGCAAGGCCGAAAGCTCCGGACCCACGAAGGCGGGGGCTGCGACCACAGGCGCGGCGCTTGAGGAGGCAAGTACCGCGTGCCCGCCCGCGTGGGTCCGGCAAAGAAGAGCCGATGGCAACGGCAGCTCGCACAGTAGCAGCGCCGGCAGGCCGAGTACCTCACGCACAGCGATCGACAACTCCGGCGCTGGCGACGCCGATGGCTGCTTGAGCGGCGCAGCCTCCGGCGGCGGCGGCGCGATGGTCATCGGGCTGACCCGCACTCGCCGGGTCATAGCGACCACCCGTTAGATGGCGCTTGGACTGTCGCCAGATCTAATAGTTTGTCGCCAGTTCTATTTAACAACTGGCGACAGAATAGCTGAGTGATTTCTAAACATGTCGCCATGTCGCCAGTTGTCGCCAAGGTTTCGATAAGACCTATGGGAGAAAACGGGGAAACATGACGTCGCACAGACGGATGTGTATGTTCCGTCTCGCGCACGACTCTTATCTGTGGGCTGGCGACAACTGGCGACATGGCGACATGCTTAGAAATCGTTGAGGATTTCTGTCGCCAGTTCGGTTTTGCAACTGGCGACAACTGGCGACACCTCATGGGTCACCCGTGTCATCGTCAGTGATTTCGAGGATGTAGAAGCGGCTCTTAGCGCCGCCTATCCGCACGTCCTTGTCGAGCCTGCCCGGTTCGTGCTGCAGCCAACCGCGTTCAGCCCAGGCGCGCAAGACCTGCCGAGACCCTAGACGCTGGTCGTCGCAAAACTTTCGGAACTGATGTGGGATGAACAGTGTGGTCGTTGCTGACCTACGAAAGCCGTGCAGCACGCGGCCGTTGCTCCGTCCCGACGGACCCTCATCTCCGTTGGTTACATACTGCAGCTCGGGAAACGCGTCGGGCTCGGCGCTGACCCACTCGCGCGCGAGCTGCACTGAGCGGTCGGCGAGCGACTCGGTGCGCTCGCGACGGTCCTGGTCGGCAAACAGCCGCGCCATGGTCCGGCCATCGTGGTGGCCGATGCCCAACTGCGACAGCAGGCTCTCCGCCAGCCCGAGCAGGGCAAAGTACGCGGCCACCCGACCCTGCAGCGGGTCGCACTGGACGCTCTCACGCAGCGTGCGGATGTTGGCGGCCAGCGTCTCGCGCAGGCCATCCCAGTCGTCGATGTCGAGCAGCATCTCCACCCACTGGCGCCCCAGCATGCCGGCATTGGCGGCGCACGCCTCGCGCAGCGCGTCGACCTCGGCTGCTTGCAGGGCACCGAAGCCGCCGACCGGAAACTGGATGACGCGCACCTGGGCGCCGGTCGCGGTCGACTGGTCGGCGAGCTCGCGCTCGCCGGTCGACAGCACCACCGTGCGCCACGACTGCGTCTCGCGCAGCTGCAGGTCCTGGGTGCCGCGCGTGCGGCCACCGCCGTTGACGAGCATGTAGACCATGCGCTCAATGGTCTGCGCGTCAGTCGCACCCACCTCGTCGTAGCACTGCGGCAAATCCGTCAGCACCGCGGCGCGCAGCTCGGCGGCGACGCCGGTGGTGTTCCAACTCGCCACCCAGCGCTCGTCGTTCGGGTCGCCGAACACACTAGAGCTGATCTTCAGGATCGACGTCTTGCCGCGGCTCGAGTCGCCGGTTAGGTGGATGGCGAAGTTGGGCGCGCCGAGCGGCTCGAGCAGCGTCGCGGCGACCGCCCCGCAAATCACAGCCGCGCACACTGGGTCAGCCTCCCAGGCCGTGCGCAGCGCCGCGACGTGGGCACGCAGCGAGCCGCGTGCGGTGAGTGCCCCGAACATCCGGCGACGGTCGCCGCGCGTGTCGAGTGCGAGCTGCGGCGTGCGCTCGGGATGTGCGAACACCGGCTCGGCCAGCACGAAGATCCGCTCGCCCTCGAGCTGATGCCAGCCTGCGCGGGCGACGCACGCGATGCGCTCGATGCGGCCGGCGTTCACGCGCTCGAGGTCCTCGAACCAGTCGACCAGTTTGGAGGCGTTGTTCGAGGTGATGGGTGCGCCGAACTGAGCGAGCTCGCTGATCATGGTGCGCGAGTCGGCGATCGCCATGCGCGTGACGCACAAGGACACCCAACGGTCGTCGCGCCCAAAGCACAGGTCGACCCGGCCCTCATGCGTGTACAGGTCGTCGAGGTAGCGCTGCAGCAGGATGGCGCCGCGCCCGATCTTCTGATCGCCGTGCTTGTCGTCGCCCACCTTCCAGAGCGTGCCGTCCTTCTCGACGTTGTAGCCCTCGGGCAACCGGAGCTCGGGGCTGACCGGGGCATCACGCAGCGCCCGCACCCGCGACACACGCAGCAGCGGGTTTTTCGGGTCGGCCGGCTCGAGCGCGGTGGCCGTCTCAAGCAACCGCAGCACGCCCTCGGCGCGGTGGACGGCATAGTAGTCGTCGATGCCCTTTTGCTCGGCGCTGGGCGGGCACACGAACCGCACGCTGAGCGCGCCGGCCGCAAACAGCACGCCGCACAGCCGCGCCGCTGCCAGCTGCACCTGATCGTTGTCGCGGGCGTCGGCGTCGAACACGATGACGTGGTGGCGCGCTGCGACCACGACGTGATCGCGGATGTTAGGGTGCAGGCGGTCCTCGCCGGTCGCGCGCCGGTGCGCGACGTCACCCCAGTTCCAAACGCCAGTCAGGCCCACGCAGCACAGGCCGAGCTCGTCGAGCACGAGGGCCTTTTTCTCGCCCTCGGTCCAAAAGCACACGAGCGCGGCGTCGGCGTACAAGCGCGCGGCCCGAGCACGCGGTGTGAAGTACACCAGCACGCCGAGCTGCTCGGACTGGTCGTACTTCACAACCCGCACGCGCTTGCCGTGCTTTTCGGTGCGCGGGTTCGTGGGCCGCACGCGGTAACCGGCCAGCGCACCGTCGGGCAGATAAAACGGAAACACCAGCGCGGCGTTGCACTGCCGCGGCCACACCTTGCGCTGCACGATGGCGGCGAGCGCGCGGTGGTTGGCCTCGGTGTACAGCTCAGCGAGGCGGATGGTCTCGTCGTTCAGCCCCGAGGCCCGCAGGGTCTCGAGGTGCTTTTCCGAGACCTCGCGCGCTTGAGGCAGCGGCACAACCGTAGGCTTCGGCCCGCGACCACCGCTGCCCTTGCTCTGCGTTCCCTCGCTCAAGTGGACCTCTGCTAGGCAACGATGTCTGTGAGCGATGCGTTCGGGCCGGCTTGCTTCGCGCGCGGCTTTGCCTTCGTCGCCTTCGCAGCCTTCGGCTTCGGGCTGCGCGGCGGCGGCGCCATGTCCTCGGTCTGATCTGCGGCGTCGAAGAGGTCGCCGACGCGGTCGTCCGCGCTCATCGCGCGCGTGTCGATGGTCGCGCCGAGGTCCAAGCGCACGAGACGAAACACGTTTTTCGCGAAATCCGGCTGCCACTCACAGCGCACCTCGCGGGTCTCTACGCCGCTATCGATCACGTGCGCGAGCTCTGCGCGGCGCTTCACCTCGCCGCTGATCTCGCCGTTGATCGCACTGCGGCTCGCCTTGAGCTCCTCGATCTTCAGCTCACAGGACGCCATCTCGTCGCCTCGTTTGACGAGCTCGGGCTCCGTGAGTTTGACGGGCAGGGGTCGCACCTCCGTGTCACGGACTGTTTTTCCGTTTGTTTTCGCCATGGGTTCGCTCTTTCATGTGCGCCGCTGTCAGGCGGCGGTGGCTTCAGTCAGGCGAGGCGGCTGCACGCCGCACTCGCTTGCGCTGCGCGAGCGGAAGGCCGAGCGGCTTGTCTGCGCTGCACTCGAACTCCAGGCACAGCCGGCGAAACTGCACGAGACTCGGCAGCCCGGCGTCACGCTCCCAGCGCGACACGGAGCCTGAGTCCGAGCCGATGCGAGACCCCAGCTCGGTCTGCGTCCAGCCGTTTGCAAGGCGGTTGACGCGCACCCATTTGCCTACGCCGTCCATCTATCTGTACGCAGAGACTAGGCACTATTCGACAGGAAGATCAAGGCAGCTTTGACTAGGCACTTATTGCCTTCAACGGGGCCGGCATGGCACTGCTACGCTCGGTGACCACTTTCGGAGAACGTTTGAAGGCCCTGCGACTGCAGCGTGGCGAGACGCAGCCCGAGCTCGCCGAGGCGGTCGCGACGAACGCGGGCACGGTCTCGCGCTGGGAGCGCGACGACGGCAAGCCGCACGTGGAGCAGCTCCTCAAGCTGCGCGAGCACTTCGGCGTTACGCTCGATTTCCTGCTGCTCGGCGAGCCGCACGACGAGCACCCAGTGTCGCTGCCGGAGTTCGACACGTTCCTGGCATCCGAGTACGGACGCATCGCCGAGAAACGTGGCTACGTGCGCGCGCTGCTGGCACTGCGCTATCCGTTTCCACCCACCGCGCGCCTCTACAAGGCTCTTGTTGCCACGATGATGCTCGAGGACGACGAAACCCCGCGTTGACTGGTCCGGCGGGATGGGCGGCACGGAGCGAGAGGGTGCGCTCGGTACGCAAACCTGACACGAATCGGTAACACCCGACGGTGAAACTGGGTTCAGGGTCGTCGAGCATGTGTTAGTGGCGATCGTCAATGGATGACGCCGACTTCATTGCGTACTTGGGTACCGCTGACGGCCTCATTGCTGAGCACTGGCAGGTCGCTTGCCTCATCGGCCTACGTCGCGACCTTGGCCGACCGCTCACGCTGTCCATGTACCAAGCGCTGCGCCGCGTGCTGGTCGAGCACGCGCCAGCCGCAATAGCCCCCCCCCCCCCCCCCCCCCCCCCCCCCCCACCACGCCCGCACCAACCCCCCGGCCGGAAGCGGGGGGTAGTGTGTGCGAAGGGGAGCGAAACAAGGTACCCACAACCGCTTGCATGTTGAAA